ATTATTGACTCTTGTATAGAATAACTGTGGATCGATAACATCTTCTATGTCGGATCTTCCGTACGGATGGTTAGGTACATAGATATTTTTTATAAACTCGAGTGGTACAAATCCCCATCCATGCCAATACCAATCTACAAGCTCGTCTTCTAGGAAGATTGCCATTACATCTTTCGTCCAATATTCATTTCTGCTAATTAAAGATTGATAGGTTTGCTGAGAATTAATATTTGGGTTTGATCTAAATCCAATTCGTGACTTAGCTTTATATTTCTTCAAAAGATCTTTCATTGCTATTCCTCTCTCGCTGAGATTTTTTTCGTATAGTCGCGCTGCCTTCATTGGAGAGATAGATGTCGTATCGATGAAGCCATAAAGTTTTTTATAGTTTTCGTCTTCAAAGATTGGTCGAATATTTGCAGGATTCTCAACATTAAAAAAGACCATTTTCCAATCATCTTTATTCTTACTATTGTTTTTTTCTAGCATCGGTCCCTTTAGGTAACTATCACCATAAAGAGATCCGCACTTTGAAAGCTCTGGAAATATAATATCATCAGCATCATTATCGTCGTAAATCTTTTTCAACATTTTTTCTTTGAACTCTGCTTTCATTTCTAGAAGTTCGTCAGTTTCGTCCTGAGAAGGGCAATTTACCTCTACCGGAGCATCAAAAAGAAGAGATGAGAAATTATCTACTATTGGTGCGCAGTAATTATCTGTTCTCTGACTTGCTCCAGGCGGCTCGTCATGATCCCATTGATCTCCACGATAGAACTGACCCAATGTCTCATAGCCAACGAATTGCTTGCCACTTGATCCACGGGTTGCAGAAATACCATTCAACCTAAATTCTAGGTCTTTTTGTGTTTCACCATCATGGTCTAGGTATTCTTGTTTTAATGACTCTTCGAAGCTTGTATGCTCCTTTGAAGTCATGTCTGTTTTGTATTCTAACATAGTTTTTATCCGATAATTCTTTCGCTGATGTTAAATGATTTTGTTTTTATTTCTTTATTTTTATTGTCTGGAATATTTATAATTTGCTCTGGCTTATCGGCAAGTATATTTAGATTAAATACTTTATTTCTATGACCAGAGAGCTTCTTTTCGCAGAACCATATTGGTAGTCCGAATGCCATTACTTCATCTTGCTCGAGCTTGCTATCGTCAATGCGATAATTACCGAGTTGCTCTTCTAGATCAGCAATATAGTACGATCTTACCTTGCCAAAGTCTGGATTTAATTCTTCAATTCTTCCATCTTCTGTTGTTTTGACTGCACGACCGCTTGTTAGTGCTCTTGCCATGAGGAAAAGCATTTCATCTTTCGGATTTCCTCCACTCGTGAAGCTGAAATCGTATATATGACGGACGTGCATCTCTCTGAGCATTTTCTTTATCATAGTTCCTCCCATAGAAGATGAATCATGAATAATCCTTGCATCATTGAAATCTTGTTGTAATATTTTAAGTTTTGCTAGAACTGCATACGGAGATCCTCCTTTTATTGATTCCCGGAAGACTACTTTGTATAATACTTTGTCATTTTTCGGCTTCGCTTGGCTATTGAGAACGTCTAACAGCTCTGTATAGTCAAAGATATAGAAGACTGTTGGATCACCTGTGTCGGAAAATCCCCAGTCAGCACCGATAATGTAGTGCTTATTTGGTTCACCCATCTGCAATGGAGTCTCTCCTTCCCATAATCTTGATACTGCGATGTTTGGAAGAAGCTTTGCTCCTGAAGTGACAAACTCTCCGAAGGCAACTTGCCTATATTTTTCAGGATCTGTCTGTCTAATTGCTTCTAAAGTGATACTTTTTTCTTCTTCGCCAATAAATATATTCTCTGATAGCTTACCAAGAAGAGTAAAGAAGCCCTTTTTAAGACCAATTCCTTGCTTTACTATGCGTTGATAGTAAGTATGAGATGGTTTATCAACCTCTGGAGTGCCAATAATGTCTAATGGACCACCAGAATCAATCAACCTAGATTGAATCTTTGCAGGCAACTCCTTGCGAAGATGCAGAGATTGAGGTGCTTCATCGTATGAAATATAGAAGAATTGTGTTCCGGCTAATGATGAAGCCTGATCTTCTCCTGTTGGAACGCCTTTGATCGTTGCGTTATTATTAAAGATTATTTCGCGCCTGGTTTGTTTGTGATCGACTAGAAATCCTTGCAAAATACAATTATTCCTGACTTTCGCTCCATCCCATTCGTAAATAAACTTATTATCGAATATATCAATGATATATCTATAGGCTGCATCAACCTGTAATGAGTGAGGTGAGATATTTAAGGTACTATATCGGACGTCATGAATGTATTCCGGTGGACCCTTACATCCGATCTTATAAAAATTATACCATATATGTTTGACAGATGTAACAAAGGTCTTGCCAAATCTATTTGCTGGGCACAAAATGTTCTTCAAAAATGGGTGGATCAGTAACTCTTCTAACTCTGGCAATTCTATACCTACTGCAACAGCCAGCTCATGTGCTCTTTTTATTTGAGTCTTTGTTGTCAGCCAGAGCCAAATCTTTTGACTAGGATGAAATTTCAGTCCTAGAAAGTGCTCTCCAAAAAAAACAGGATCTTTTCTCCCTTTTGCAATTGCTTCTACCAAAGGAAGAACTGTTTCCCTTTCTTGGTCAGACATTTCTTTTATAGTTTTTGAGTGATTTTTGTTATTCTGCATTTTCTTGAACTATAGCACCTTCAAGCTGGTCTACAGATCCTTCTCCTCCGTATTGCGCGCTCTGAAGCATGTCTTCAAACATACTTGTTTTTCGTTTCTCGGCATTTATCTTAGCTACCGCAGTCATTCTTGAGTCTCTTGCATTCATGGTACTAAAAAACCACGCCATTCTTTTCGCTATTGGTATTTGTTCCAATAACTCTGGCTTGTCTATTACTTCTTCTAGCGTAATGTCTGCGATAGTAAGAATCTTTCTAAGAGAATTTTGTTCCATCTTCATGTCAGTGATTGCGCTGTCACTAACTCGGTTCATAATCTTATTAGTTTTTATAGCAATCTTTTTATCGATCTTCGAAACGTGAAAGTTCCATTGCCTATAAGATATTGTAGGATCTAGAGTCTCAACATATTTCTTATGAAAATCAGCACTGGTCATGTGTCTTCCCACTAGCTCATACTTCTCCATTATTTTGGAGAAATATTCAGATTTCTGTATCGCTGTTATTCTTATTTTTTTTAACTTTTTTCGTTGTGTCATTAGTGTTGATTACTTGCTATTATTATAATACTTTGAATGTCTTTCTGCAACTTATCCACAGGTTAGCATAATTGTATAATTAAAAATAAAGAGTAAACTATTATTAGTTGAGAATATCTAAAAAACTAAATGCAATACATAGCAAACAACCTAGCAGACCATACCAGCCGATAACAAGGTTGGTTTTTTTATATAATATAAAAGAGTTATGGCTTCGATACTGCGTGTAAGTAGGGCTTCAACTGTTCTTCGAAAAAAATCTATTGCATAGATTCTTAACTCGGGTGAAGTCATCCATTCCTCTCTAATATATTGCGACCTTCTAAGGGTGGGTCAGGGCAGTACCTTCAAAAAAAATCTCATAATATTTAGACATAGAAAACGAATATACAAAAAACCCAATTTTGGCTCACATTAAGAATTAGTCTGAAGTTTCTTATCTAAACTGAGTAGATTCTTATTTCAGACAAACCTGTGGACACACAGACAAAATCTGCCCACCCCTAAAAGTACACAATAAAAAATATATAACACGAATTAGATTAATAATCTAAACCATCACTGATGGTAAATCGCCGTGCGTGTGGCCTAAATCTCCACCATTAATAAAGCGGCGCGTTCAGAAGGCCCGGAAGTAATAACGACCACAGAAGGCCAAGCTGATCCAACGTCAAGTCTGTGGGACCTTCCTGGTTGAAATGCCAGGACGGGTACGAGAACGGGCGAATAGCATATAATTGAGTGTTATTTCTTACCTTCGACACACAAGGGATGTAGGACCAGGCAAGTTTGGAGATAGCTCATGTAATAATATACATATATTAAATACATAACTTTAGCCAATCCCCTTGCTCGCCTGGCCCAAGCAAAAAATCCCCTTATAATAAAGGAGATTGATTGCAAGTTTTATACCCATCGAAGCTCTGAGTTTTTTCTAGTAGATTATAAGCTGTATGTACCTATAAAATGTTCGTAAGTATTAACCCAGGATAGCTCTACAGGTTGAGAAAATCCGAACTCTATAAGATCCTAGCATGAGGAATATTATCGTGTCAATAAGCGCCGATTGAAAAAAAATATATATAGGAATTGCTATATAGGGAATATCCATTAAGCGGAGTGTCCTCTCCCCCGATCGTAATCGGGTTCTGATCACAGCCTCGAACTATACGCTTATAGTTGGGGGAAATGACATTTCGTCGAAAATAATTGAGGATATCCTATAAGACAAAGAAGAGATTCAAATCTCTCCCGTTGCAACTCCTCGCCTCCTGTTGTTACAAGCTATTGCTATAGTGTAAAACACTCTTCCTATAGTGTTTTTTTATTGTCACACTGGGATGACAGGTGCTACAAATGGTTACAAACTGATACATAGTGATAGCATTGTAGATACACTTTGAGAAAACCCTGTGTTATAGAGGTAGAATCCTAGAATGCTAAGATCGCTCTTGTATGACCCCTCACTACCTTTTCCAGTAGATGGTTTTCTACTGTTGTACATTTGTTTGCAGAGGTGTAGACAACCTGTACACAATATCACACCTATTGCAACACAATGTATCACAATGTGTACAAACACAGTGTACCCCCCCGTGTACAATGTGTACAAGTGCTGGCACAGTGGGCAAATGTGTAGTGTGCAACACAATGGAGACAAAGGTGTTGAAGAACACTATAAGGGACACAAGGGTGCAACTGCTTGCATTGTAGGTAAAAACAAATGTAAGCGAGACACACGATGAAGACAACTAATAGGAAGGGGAACAATTGAGGCGAAACATATTCGTCTCTTTTTTTTTGTTCGACGAAACTATATCTATTAAGTGGAGAAGATTACTATAAGGCGTTTCGTTGGTGATACTCTTCTGGGTTGGTCTTTACTATATATGTTGAAAACAATGGGCGAGCCGGCGAGAACGGGACGGATCGGATTAATGATGAGATATTGACTATAAGGCAAAAAGACTTACGCCTAGCGGCGAAGCTTCGGATGATCTTATTCTTTTTTTTTGTTCGGCGGGGCTGTGGATAACTCATGGCATTAAATAAGGGGATTTTTTGTGCTTTTATATAGCAAGCTAGCGTTGAGTTTGGGAAGCATTGTCAATCATTGAAAAGCATTGAAAACTATTGACATGTATTATAGCGTATGCTAAAATAGACTTAGGATTGATTAATAAGTTTATTAAAAAAACATGGCAGAAATAAAACACAAAAAATTGAGTAAAGAAATGTTATTAAATTACTTGGTTGATGTGCTGGGATATGATGAGCAAGAGGCAAAGCACGAAATATCAGTTTACCGCTTGCCGGAGCTGTTGAGCGTTGAGCAAGTCGATGAGTGTATAGCTTATAACTCTT